TAATCACCGCGCTGCAGAATGACACTTCTGTGGTTCCTGGTGTTGTTGGCGTGTTTTTGGGATGTACTTATACGGACCCCAGCCTTAGTTACAAAGTACATAGTCAGAACTACCCCGCGAGTACAACTGCAAGCGATATCGAAGCATACATTTGCGACGATCCGAATGCACTGTTCCGGGTGGCTAATTGCACGGGTTCCACGGCTGATGGCGCTGCCACTGGTCTTACACCCGCGTTTGTTTCTCGTGGCAATTCACTTTCCTGCAATGCGGAACTTGTTTTGAACACGGGGCTTACCACCACGGGTAATAGTCGTATGGGTATTTATATCAATAACGTGACAAGCATCTTGCCAATGACCGTTGTTGATGTGGTCCCAGACACTAAAAATAGCTCTGGTAACTTTGTTGAATTTATCGTTAAATTCACTCAAGGCTATCACCGCTACCATCAAACCGCTGGCGTATAAGGAGGAAGTAGACAATGGCTATTTCACGCGCACAACTACTTAAAGAACTCCTTCCCGGCCTGAACGCTCTGTTCGGAATGGAGTATGCCAAATATGGCGAAGAGCACGCTCAGATTTTTGAGAAAGAATCTTCTGATCGTTCTTTTGAAGAAGAAACCAAGCTTTCCGGCTTCTCTGCTGCCCCTGTTAAAAACGAAGGCTCTGCCATTTCGTATGACAGTGCACAGGAAGCATGGACTGCTCGCTATACTCACGAGACCATTGCAATGGGTTTCTCAATCACTGAGGAAGCTATTGAGGATAACCTGTATGACTCCTTGTCATCTCGTTATACCAAAGCATTGGCTCGCGCTATGGCGTATACCAAACAGGTAAAAGCTGCCTCTATCTTGAATAATGCTTTTGATTCAGGCACTTATGGTGATGGACAATATCTATGCGCCACCGCCCACCCGTTGGTATCTGGTGGCTCTAACTCAAACCGTCCTACTTCCGGTGCGGATCTTAACGAGACTTCTCTTGAAGCCGCCGTTATATCTATCGCTGGTTGGACCGATGAGCGCAGTCTCTTGATTGCGGCCAAGCCTCGCAAACTTGTTATCCCGCCTGCACTGCAATTCGTTGCAACTCGCTTGCTGGAGACCGATGGGCGCGTAGGTACGGCAGACAATGATTTGAATGCACTTCGCAATAACGGTTCTGTCCCAGAGGGATACGCCGTTAATCATTATCTGACCGATACTGATGCTTGGTTCCTTATGACTGACGTTCCTAATGGCTTGAAGCATTTTGTACGTAGCGCGATGTCTACGTCCATGGATGCCGATTTTGATACTGGCAACAGCCGGTACAAAGCCCGTGAACGTTATTCATTCGGGGTGTCTGATCCTCTTGGGATCTACGGTTCCCCCGGAGCTTAGTGACGATTCGAACTTTTAGAGGGGGGGTACTTGCTACCCCCCTTCTTTTACTATATCTTATTATTATTCCCTGACAGCTGCATTGAGTAGCTGACACTAGCCACGACAGGAGATTAACATGGCTAATACAACTTTCAGCGGTCCCGTCCGTTCAGAAAACGGTTTTAACCTTGTAAGCAAGGACGCTAACACGGGCGTAGTTCATGACCGTACCCTTAGCGGTGATGCCGTCCATGACACGCGCAGATACTATCTTTATGAGGCATTTAAGCAGCGCCCCGCTCTGAATGCTGTTCTCAATACAGCCTATTCTGATGCAGATGCCACGGCGGCTGCAAACACGGCTATCCGGCTTGCTGAAAAAGTTGCCAACCGTGACTTCGAAGTTCTTGGTACGAACATGACGACGGCGCTTTGTACCTTCAACGCGACAGCAGCGGGTATTATCCTAACAACGGCTGGTGCAGACGCAGATCAAGCTATCGTAGCCCCTCATCTGGACACCAACCAGACTGCTTGGCAGGTAACCGAATGGGGCACGGAGAATCAGGTTGAGTGGGAGTGTTCAATAAACACTAACGCGATTGATAACCAGAAGCTTTGGGCCGGTTTGAAGCTCACCAATGATCAGTTGGTTGCCACGGATGCAGATCAGGCATTCTTTAAGTTCCAGACGGACGCAACCAATAGTGAAGCATTCACGGACTACACCTTGCTGCACTTTGTTCACAGCATTGGGGGCACTGATTATATTAGTGCGCTGCCTGTTACGGTTGCTGCTAACACCATCTACCACCTCAAAATTGCTATTGATAGCGATAGGAAGGCGGCTATTTTTGTTAATGGTGTTCAGTATGATGTCACAACTACTTCTGGTTCTACTGGGGGTACCGCGGTTACTGCCGGTACTGTAAAGACCGCCGCGCTGACTGATGATATTGATCTTATTCCGTACATTGGGATTGAGGCTGGTGATTCTGCTGCTGAAGCTGTTGATGTCCATTATCAGGCAATCAGCCGTACGATCTTCGAGTAGTTAATTATGTGAGACGGGGTGTAAAAACCTCGTCTCTCCTTTCTATAGGAGATTAATATGTCAGGTCGTTCAGACGTAAAGGCTATAACTATTAGTGATGAGGTTGTAGCGGACGCAGATTTCATTGTTACAGCTGCAAGACCTAATACCACAGCAACATTAGCAAACACGTCTTTTGCTTCGGGTGGCGCTAGGCTTTTATCGGTTACAACTGCTGGTACTGGTGACAGTGGTAAAACAACGACTATCACTGGGACAGATACCTACGGGAATAGTATAAGTGAAGTTATAACTTCCACGGGTTCTGCTGAAGCTGTTAATGGTAGTAAATACTTCAAAACAGTTTCTTCGGTAGAATGCTCCGCACAATATGCGGCGAATATAACTGTGGGTAGTCAAGCAGGTGCAGCTCAGGCTGTCTTTACCGAGCGTATGCGGTTAAAAGGCTTTTCTATTGTTTCCGGTGGGACTGCGGGGGTTATCCAGTTCTATAATAATACCCCTGAAGATGGTTCGGTATTGTTTAAGGCTAGAACTCTGGGTACCGACAATACCACTATTGACAGGACAATTCCTGAAGACGGCATTTTGTTCCCGAATGGTATGGTTGTGCAATATACCGTCGCCACAATCGATATGATGACGTTCTTTTACGCTTAGAGGAGTTATAAAATGGCGAAGAAAAAGGTTAAAAAGTTTCAAGCTGGTGGAGACGCTAGACGTATGATGTCCCCCGGCATCGGCCCGGTAATAGGCCCAGGCCCAGGCTCTCTCCAACCGCCCGTGTTCCCCCGTTCCCCCGGTGGATCTGGCCCTGGAGGAGCTACAGGAGCCGTAGGAGATGTACTAACAGCAGGGCAAGCGGCTCAAGATTTTCTTGGTGAGGCTGGTCAAGCTCTTGGAACCCCAGCCCGTAAAGTGAGGGGGGGCACTACCAATACGGATTGGGGACCGCGGTATAAAAAAGGCGGCAAAGTAGCAAAGAAAAAGGCCAGCGGTAAGGTTCGTGGGGCCGGTAAGGCTAGAAAGGGTGTTCGCCCGGTCAAAATGGTCAAAATGAAGGGCTAGAAAATGGCGCATACTCCATTACATGGTTGGAAAGAGAGAGATAGGAAGGCGGAAGAGAAGAGGAAGAAGGCTAAGGGACAACCAATTCAAAAGCCACCTAAGAAGAAGCGGAAGAAGAGGCCGAGGATAACGCCGGAAGATTTGAGAAGGCGGAACCCGGAGGTGCATGAAGGTTTTGAGGAGGCCCTTCCTTCTGAAATGCATATTAGTGAGCTTCGTAGAGATAGTCCGTTGGGTAGCTTTTCTCCAAAAGCAGCGGTTATGGATGCAACTAATGAAGCTATGACCGCCCTTTCCCCCGAAGAAAAGGCACGGGGTAGGAGACACGCTGAAACCGCAGCCAAACTCAAGACGAAGCCTAAGAAGAAAGGCGGCGGTAGGATACGGGGCATGAAGGGCGGCGGTAAAGTCCATGGCGCTGGTTTAGCTCGTCGCCGTCGTTCGTAAAATGAAGGGCTAACAAGGGAAAAATAAATGGCCACGTCCGGTACTACCGCATTTAATCTGGACTTCGCGGAAATTGCGGAGGAGGCGTGGGAACGTGCCGGGAGCGAAATGCGTTCGGGGTATGATCTGGCCACTGCCCGCAGATCCATGAATTTGATGACCATTGAGTGGCAAAACCGTGGCATCAACATGTGGACTATTGATAGTGGAACGGTGTCCCTCACTGCTGATACGGCGCAGTATAATCTCCCTGCAGATACGATAGACCTCCTTGATCATGTAATCCGCACTAATGCTGGTAACACAGCTACGCAGTCTGATCTTACCATAAATCGTATAAGTGTGAGTACTTACGCATCAATCCCTAACAAGTTAACGACTGGCAGACCGATACAGGTATGGGTCGAACGATTAGCAACTCAACCCCGAATTAATGTCTGGCCTGTTCCAAGTGATGGTTCTTATACGTTTGTTTACTGGCGTATGCGGCGTGTAGAGGATGCTGGTAATGGGGTGGAAACTGCCGATATGAGCTTCCGTTTCTTACCTGCCTTGGTTGCAGGGTTGGCATTTCATATTGCAGTAAAAGTTCCCGCACTTGCAGAACGTGTTGAGATGTTAAAAGGAATGTACGACGAACAATATGCTTTGGCTGCTGATGAAGATCGTGAGAAAGTGTCGGCCCGGTTCGTTCCGCGGATAGGTAGTATCTAACGATGGCGGATCGATTTTCATCGGGCAAAAATGCCATAGCAGAGTGTGATATATGCGGGTTTAGGTATAAGTTACGAGAGTTGCGTAATGTGTTTGCAAAAGGTAAAGATACCAATACAAAAGCATGTTCTGAATGTTGGAGTCCAGACCACCCACAACACAAGCTTGGGATGTATCCTGTTCATGACCCGCAAGCAGTACGAGACCCCAGAGTAGATTACGCAGGGTACGCGGAAAGTAGAGAGCAAGTGTATTCGGGTTCAAATGCTGCTAAGTTATCTTTTGTTGCCACTGTATTTTTAGGGCAGGTTACAGTAACAACTTCATAGGAGAAATAAGATGCCTAAAGTCGGAAATCAACATTTTGGTTATGGTCCCGCTGGAGTAGCTAGAGCTAAAGCAACCGCCAAAAAACAGGGCGTTGAAGTAGAATATCGCGCTGGTGGCAAAGTAAAGAAGCGCAAAATCAAGGTTCGTGGTACTGGTGCAGCCACGAAGGGGTTATGGGCACGAGGGCCTATGGCGTAGGCTATGAACTACACCGACCTAAAAACAAACATCGAGGATATCTGTGAACAGACGTTTACAGCAGCCCAACATGCTTTGTTTGCGCAACAGGCAGAACAGAAGATATATAATTCTGTTGAATTGCCAGCTATGCGTAATGTGGATGCGGGGCCGTTAACTGCTACTAATAAACTGTACACTACCCCCGATGATTATCTGTATACTCACAGTTTAGCGATACTCAGTGATAGTACGACTTATTATGTATTGAATAAGGATGTTAACTTCTTGCGGGAAGCCTACCCCGTTAATACTAGTGCTAAATATGGCCTCCCTAAATTTTATGCGTATCACAGCACTGTAGGATCTAACGTAAGATTCCTGCTGGCACCCACCCCTGACGAAAATTATGAAATAGAACATGTGTACGTTAAGTACCCTACGTCTATAGTATCTGCTGGTGGGACTTATCTGGGGGATAATTTTGATACCGCGTTGCTAAATGGTGCTCTTATGGAAGCAATACGCTTCATGAAGGGCGAAGCAGATGTAGTAGCTATGTACGAGAAACATTTTTTATTGTCAGTGCAGTTGTTGCAGCGGGTTGGTGACGGGAAATTACGGCAGGATTCCTACCGTTCCGGGCAAGCACGGTCACCTGTGTCTTAGGGATAGATCATGGCTATCACCCAAACCATTTGCACATCTTTTAAAGCGGCTCTTCTAGGCGGGGAGATGGATTTTAGTAGCGATACGTCTCAGACATTTAAGATTGCTTTGTATACATCTAGTGCTACTTTGGGGGCTTCTACTACAGCATATAGTACAACTAATGAAGCTTCTGGTACGGGGTATACTGCTGGTGGTGCTACCCTTCCCGTGGCCTCTGGAGTTACATCCTCTGGTACCGTGGCTTATGTAGATTTTACAGACGTAACTTGGAGTTCATCTTCTATTACTGCTAGAGGGGCGTTGATCTATAAATCTGCGTCAGGTAATCCAGCTGTAGCGGTGATTGATTTTGGAGGGGAAGTACAGTCTAGTTCGGGGGATTTTACAATTAGTTGGCCCGCCCCCTCTGCAACAAACGCTATAGTTATCGTGGCTTAGTTATTCGTGAGGTTTTATAAATGTCAACAGCATATAGCACACTTCTAAAACTGGCACTCCCCACTCAGGGCGAGTTAAGTGGTACTTGGGGAACTGTGATTAATGAGAATATCACTAATATGGTCGAGGAGGCCGTTGCGGGTCTTAAAACCATAAATACTTGGAGTGGTGATGCGGCTACCTTGTCTACGGCTGACGGTACCACCGCAGAAGCCCGAGCAGCCATACTGAACCTTACTGATACTGGAACCTCTCTTTCGGGTGCAGCTAATCTTGTCTGCCCCACACTAACTAAAACCTACCTCGTAAAAAACGGGACTGCTCAAACGGTCACGTTAAAGACATCCGGTGGGACGGGTATCGCTGTTCCTACCGGTAAATCCATGTGGTTGTATTGTGATGGTACAAATGTTGTAGAGGGCGTTAATCATGTTGCAGGAGCGTTAACCGTAGCTGGCGCTATTACAGGCTCTTCCACTCTACAAGGTACGACGATCACAGCTACTACGGCGGTTGTGCCCGACGCTTCCGGGGGCGCGGATCTTGGAACTACGAGTCTGGAATGGGGTGATATCTTCATCGCAGACGATAAGAAGATTAAGTTCGGTAGTGGTCAAGATGTCAGTATGGAGTATGACGAGGATGGGACGGATACGCTCCTCATCACTGGTGATGTAACTATTGCTGACGGCACGAATGATTTTGATATTGCCTCTCATGATGGAAGCAACGGGCTAAAACTAGGTGGTACGCTCGTAGCTAGCACAGCCGCAGAACTTAATATAATGGACGGCGGTACTGTCGCCAGTAGTGTCACACTTGCTGATGCTGATCGTATAGTTGTTAATGACGACGGCACTATGAAGCAGGTGGCGCTCACAGACTTTGAAACTTATTTTGAAAGTGTCCTAGATACCCTTAGTGTAACATCTGTTGGTGCGCTGGATTCGGGGTCAATTACCAGTGGGTTTGGTAGCATTGATACTGGATCTAGTACCATTACTACAACAGGGGCTATTACTGGCGGGTCTTTAACGGCGGATGATGTAGCCATCAACGGTAAAGTTATTACCATGACCGGTTCCGCCAGTGATACCGCTGTGTTTACTGCAGGTACTGATGGAACTCTGTCCATCGTTACAACTGACGCTGCCGCTGCCGCTGCTAATATTCAAATTACAGCAGACGGTACAGTAGATATTGATTCGGTAGGAGTCTTAACTTTAGATTCTGGTGCGGCAATTAATATTGAACCTGCTTCTGGTTCTGCAATTTTACTGGATGGTACAATTAGTATAGATGCTGGCGTTGTGACAGGCGCTACATCAATTACATCTACAGCATTTGTTGGGGACATAACTGGTGATGTAACAGGTAATACTAGTGGCACCGCAGCTACTGTCACAGGCGCAGCCCAAACTAATATCACATCTTTAGGTACGCTAACTGCACTTACCGTCGATGATGTAGCCGTTGATGGTAAAGTTATTACCATGACAGGGTCTACCAGTGACACAGCCGTGTTTACTGTGGGTACTGATGGAACTCTGTCCATTGTTACAACCGATGACGCAGCTGCCGCCGCGAATATTACGATAACTGCTGATGGTACGTTTGAAGCAGATGGTACAACGATAACATTGGATTCTTCTGGTGATATCGACCTTAATGCTGCCGGGGGGGATGTATTTTTCAAGGCCGACAGCACCACCTTTGGTTCGGCTACAAATACCAGCGGTGATTTGATTATTAAATCCGGTACGACTACTGCTCTTACTTTTAGTGGTGCTAACGTAACCGCTGCTGGTACGATTGGTTCTGGTGCCATCACTTCTACTGGTACTGTAACTGCTACTGGCTTCACCATCGGTTCAGCGGCAATTACCGAAGCAGAATTAGAAATACTTGACGGCGCAGGGGTTACAACTGCCGAATTAAACCTATTAGATGGTTCTGCGAAATCTACATCTTCAATTACGCTAGCAGACACTGATGCGCTTATTGTAATTGATGGTTCAACTACAAAACAAATTCCTGCTTCTGATATTACTGCATACACTAGTGGAGATGCCACTGCTTTAGCGATTGCTTTGGGCTGATATAAAGGATAGATAAATGGCGAATGTTTTCAAAAACGCAAAGACCATCAGTGTCAGCAACAGTTCTGCTGATACGGTCTACACTACACCCGCCGCAACCAAGACCATCATTTTGGGTGCGATGATCTGCAATAAAAATGCCGCGTCTCGTGATGTGACCGTGACCTGGACCGACAGCAGCGATAGCGACAACGTCACGTCCCTGCTGAACGAGGTTCCCGTACCTGGAGATTCGAGTCTGGAAGTGCTGAGCGGCCAGAAATATGTCCTGGAGGCGGGTGATCTACTCAAATGCCTCTCGTCTGATGATTCAGCATCTCTGGACATTACCGTTGGTGTAATGGAGATCACCTGATGCCTTATGTAGGACCGGCCCCGTCGAATAGATTAGCCAGCGCAGCCGACATCGAAGCGGGGGCTGTCGATAGCTCTGAACTTGCTAGTGGTGCAGTGGATATAGCGCATCTCAGCGCGACTGGGACTGCCTCGTCCTCGACTTTTTTGCGCGGAGATAATTCCTTCGCGTCTGCTGGACTTACTGGCGTCACCACGGGCAGCGGCAATGTCACAATCACCAGCGGAAATCTTATCGTCGCATCCGGCAACGGCGTTGATTTCTCTGCCACGTCAGACGGCACAGGTACTGATTCAAGCGAACTTCTTGACGACTACGAAGAAGGCACCTTCACGCCAACTATGTATGGCGACACTACAGCAGGCACACCGAATTATGATGCGAGGGGAGGCGCTTACACCAAGATCGGCCAGCTTGTTCACTTTACCTGCTATATCCGAATGAACTCGCTGACCAGTGCAGCAGGCGCTCTTTGTATTGGCGGATTACCCTACACCTCAAACTCAAATTCGGTCGGTACTTTATGCCCCCTGCTGACTGACACGGTGGCTTGGACGAATGTGGAGGGCGGCGCAGATTATTTGATGGGGAATCTCTGGGCTTCTGACACCGTTGTCGGAATTATGGAAGTCACCGACGATGCCGCATGGGCCTACGTCGAGTCAGCAGCAGCCATCGCCTCGACGGACCAAATTTATCTTTCCGGGTCGTACCGGGTATAGGAGAAAAAACAATGGCTTTAGTTGAAAAAACAATCGTAGACAAAATCGAAGTCGTCGGTGATTTCAAGCATGTTCAAGTGCGTCAGGACAACTTAATTGTTGATGACGACACCGATGAAATTAAATCACGAGGTAATTTCCACCGATACGTTCTAAGCCCCGGCGACGATCTATCTGATCAGCCCGATGATGTAGCGGCAATCGCCAATGCGGTCTGGACTGACGAAATCATCGCTGCCTATGCGGCGCATCAAGCGGAGCAGATGGTGTAGCAGATGCCTTACCTGGGAAAGCAGCCAACAGCGTCCGACACTCTGTCAATCTTCAAGTATGTCGCGACTAGCTCACAGACGACCTTCACGGGTGCCGATGCTGACGGAGCCACGCTGGCCTACGATATTGGCAATGGTAGCTGCCAAGTCTGGCTGAACGGCATACGCCTTGACCGCTCCGACGTGACGGCGGCTGATGGAACGAGCGTGGTGCTGGCTGCTTGCACGACGGGTGACATCGTCCACATCCAGGCGACCCAGGCTTTCATCCCGGCTGATGTAGTTCCAAAGACGGCGGGCGGCACCTTCGATGGCGCGGTAGTCGCGGGGGCGGGTGCGACGGTTCCATCTGGGCAGACGCTGACCATTGCATCAGGCGCGACCATCGCGAATAGCGGGACTGCGACAGGGTTTGGTGCCTTCCCTAAATCACATATCGGCGGGTTAATCTGCTCAAGAGATACAGATACGGACCACGACACAAATATTTCAGTTGGGTCTTGTCGAGATTATGCAGATGGCGTTGACATGACACTTAGCACAACAATTACTAAACAGATCGACGTTAACTGGGCGGAAGGCGACGATGCGGGCGGGTTCCCTTCTGGCCTCTCTCTTGCCGCTGATACACGCTACAATGTCTTTGTAATTCATAAGACTTCCGATGGAACAATCGATGCTGGTTATGATACGTCGGCTACCGCCGCCAACTTGCTTTCGGACGCCAGCGGTTATTCAGGATACCGGCTGATCGGCTCTGTACTGACCGACGGGTCTTCAAATATTTTGGAGTACATCCAGATTGGTGACTATGTTCGTTATGATGATCCGGTTCAAGATATTGTCGATAACACGATCACCAGCCTCTCTTTTGAAACCGCAACTGTGAGCGCACCACCGTGGTCAATAGTCGATGTTTATGGGTATGCCACCAATTCAGGTGGCAGCAGCTTGTACGGTAGTCTATGCATTCGTTATCCGGGCGCTGCAGATGCCAGCGGTGATCAAGAGACTTGGGCGTTCATTGGCATGAGCGGTGCGGTATGGCTGGGCACTGCGCAACAGGGGCAAGTTCTGACCAACGGTAGTTCTCAGGTCGAGTATATGGGGTGGGAATCCAGCGGGACTACGACGGTGGAGGTACGCACAATCGGATTTTTGATGTTAGCAAGGAGTAATCCAGTATGACCGACGGCAGAGGTTTTGTAATTAACGACGAAGGCAAGATCCTTGTCTTTGGATTTAATGATTCGGGTACTAAAGTTGAGAGGATGTCCAAAGAGGAGGGCAATATCTTCGTCACCATAGAAAGTGATGCGCCGAAATATAATAGTCTTATGGATGTTATGGTTGAAGCCGGAAAGCGGGTGACAGAAACGGCGACACTCACAGTCCAAGAAGAGTTAGATGTGCTTCGTGCGTCTATTGCCGAAGTTGGCGGCGGCCTGAAAGCTACAGTAGAAACCAAGCGCCAAGAAGCCTTGGATATGAAGGCGGCGCACGTTGAAGCACAATATTCAGTAGAGGCTATGCTGCAATGACCATCAATAGAGACATGGCCAACTTGGCCCGCTCGGCTGCCACGGTGCCGACGGACGAAACGTCTTCCAATGAAACCGGCATCACCGCTGGAACAACGCAAACCCAAGCAGGTGCAACGGCGCTAACAAAAGAGTTCAACACAGTTACAGTTGTTGGTACGAATGGTGATGGAGTAAAGTTGCCCACCGCCGCTGCTGGCCTGAAAGTGCGAATTTATAACAACGATTCCGCACAGTACCTTCGTGTCTGGCCGAATACCAGCGATGCCATAGATGGAGCCTCTGCCAATGCGCAGGATGGTAATGTCATATTTGCTGGCGGCTGGCGTGAATATATTGCTTATGACGCCACCAACTGGGTGACGACTGCTCAATCTGCGCTGTACAATGTTGGGGCCATCACTCGTGATCTGGAAACCGCAGCCGGTGATCTAGCTGTTACTGGAGTGCTATTTAAGCCCACATCAATTTTTGCCTTTTGTGGATCGAACATTGATGACGAAGTGTCGATGGGTGCTCATGCTTCAAGCACTGACTTAGACATGGCCCTTCGTTATTTGGACAACGCCCAAGACGCTAACGCCTCTTATGCCCTGACGTGGAACGCCGTCACGACAATACTTGGAAACTGGATCCAAAACGGTTCGGGCGGTTGGACAACGTCCACTATCGTCCTTGGCAGCTACGACACAGATGGATTCACACTCACATGGACCAAATCTGGAACACCGACTGGGTCCGCCACCGTCGGTTATTTTGTATCAAGGATTTGAGGGAGACATAGATTATGCGGGTTTGTATTGAACGATCTACAGGGAAATTAATTGAGAGCCAAAGCGGCGACCACGCTGCGTATGGGGCGCTACTTGGAAATGCGATTGGAGCAGGATATGACGCCGAAGATGTAGAAGAAAAAATTGTTACGCAAGACGCCTTCGACGTTCTGTGGGCAGCCGCCATACCTGCGCCGACCTATGCCGATAAACGCAGAGCCGCTTATCCTGATATTGGCGACCAGCTAGATGCTCTATATCACGCTGGCGTCTTTCCCGATGACATGGCTGCAAAATTAAAAGCGGTTAAAGACGCTAATCCTAAAGAGTAGATGGAGCAAGTGGTTGATATATGGCCCATCATATCAGGAGTTATTGTGGTGGCGGCTATCGGTGTAGCCTTCAGGGCAGAGATCACTGTGCGTGTACGTGTATTAGAAGAAAAAGTGCAGACACTATTTGAGTTATTTAATAAAAGGATGTGATAATGGACGAGGTAGAAACAGATGATAGGGATGAGACGAAGAACTCATCTGGTAATGGCGTTTTGCCCGTTTTTCATTATAACCACCCAATCCCCTGTGATTTTTGTGGGGCTATGACTAGGGGGAAAATTACTAAGGGGCGGATACAGTGTGACGCATGTCATGCTGCGCTGTTTTAAGGAGCTATGATATGAAGTTTTTAAAAGCTGCGGCGCTGAGATTTGGCAACGGGTGGAAAATTCGGTATAATCGTCCAAATGAGAAGTGAAAGAGTGGCAAATGGCGTGGCGTTGGACTGCCCTGGCGGTATATTTGTTTATCTGCCTGTACGATTTTGTTGCGGTCCCCGTTTGGTACGGGCTGAACCGCCCAGATCTTGCAGCGTTCGTGGCGCATATCGGCACGATCAAAGATCCGCTGGTGCAACTTGAACTGATGAAGAAGATGACGGGGCAGCACAATCCATTCACGCTGATGGGAGGCGGATTGTTTCATTTGGCGTTTGGTGCCCTTTTGACGGGCAGTGTTTTTGGTAAAAACTAAGTAAGGGAAAAGACTATGAAGTTTTTAAAAGCTGCGGCGCTGGTTACACTCATTTTATGCGCTGGGATTGTCACTGCTGCCGCTAACTGTGGCCCACAGCATACGGAGATGCTGAACACAGCGGTTCGTATCGATACGAGTGGCTCAGGAACTGTGATCTATTCCAAAGACCACGGTGTAGCGCCCGCGAAGAAA